TATCTGTTATCTTGCCATTTGTGACTACCCGATAGTGGTGATGCCCACACCTTGGACAGACTATATCGTAATTGCCATCACGGGAAATATCCAGGTCGAACTGTACGTATTGTTCACACGCATGGCACCAAAGTTCGTGCTTCTCATTCATCGCTAGTTTGTTATGTCGTTTACAACGAGGGGATCACTTGCTTCCTCTCCCCATGCAGCAACAATAAGATAACCGCCTTTTACGGGGGCAAGAACGACAGGGTCAGGAACGGGCTTGTTTGTGATCTTAAAGTCCTTTATCTCTTCCCTTGCAGATACGTTGAAATCTTTGGCAGGGGCAGCAATAAGGAACTGGTTGTCCATGTAAGCCCTTGAACTCCCATCCCTTTTGCACGACAGGTATTCCTCATAACTAATAGGCATGCCTTCCCTCCCTCCTAATCCCCAAGAAGGATTGGACAGATAATAACAGGCATCCTTTTCTTTCAGCACAAAATCCTCCATTAGCTTGAGTTTGCTTTCAGGTACAAAGCCTACATAGGAACTCACCTTGCCGTATATGAGTCCGTACTTCTTGCATATCTCCTTAACCTGTGTTTCGGTAATGAACTTCTGCAACGGGTACTGCTCCCTGTAATACTTTACAGTCTTTACGGTATCGGCATTTAGCTTCCGCTTTGCAATAACCTCTTCAGCCTGACGGACTTCGGGAGTGGCTACAAATCCTAGTTTCTTGAGTCGCTTTACCTTGTCCTCATTGAGGAGGTTGATAGAGTTAAGGATGGCTACTGCTTCTGCATAGAGTTTATCTCCGGCAGTAGCAAATTCGGTGTGTACTTTGGTTATTACGTCTGAATAACCATTGTCTTCTTTAAATGGGTTTTTCATTTGATTAATTGTTTTTTGGTTTATACTTATATGATTTAAGTAAAAGTGCCGAGAGTATGTTCAACCCCAATGCTTGCCAGACATTTATTCTTGGCAAATCGAAAATAACGGGCATCAGCCAATTCCATAGCCATTTTATGGGGAAGGCAAAGAGTATTGCTACTATAACTATAAAAGCAATACTACCAAGAATGAGAAGTAGTTTTTCCATTTGATTAATGTTTAAATTGATGCATCATAAATATCGATAGTGTACCTTTTTCCTTCTTTAAATTTCCTAAATTCAAGCTTTGTATCTGGGGGTAGTTCTACATTCCAATCCCCTTCTATGTTATCGACGAATATGCCCTTCTTGTTGAAAGAACCTAGAACTGTAAGAGTTACCATATGGCAACAGTCACAGTTCTTTCTGCATATAGCTAATAATTTTACTCTTTCCATTACCGTTTAGGTTTTCGTTCCGATTCAAATTTCTTTTCTATATCCTCCCAAAGGTCTATTACCTCCTCTTGGAGTTCATGTTCTAGTTTATCCTGCTCGATCATTCGTATAGAGGCTTCCATAGATTTATCCAAAGCCTTTCCCCCAATGGTATAAACTCCCTGTTTGGAAAATCCTTTAACGAATTGAAGGTTTTCCCTTATATCATCTATCCCGTAATCGAATATGATAGTGATGGGGGCGGTACGGAAGGGCTTCCAAATAGAACTTTTATACACTTCTATTTCGGCTCGAACGCCTATGATTCGGGATATTTCCTTACCGGCATACGTTTTATCTACCTTATGCTTGTGAATAATATTGGTCTTTAAGCGTAGACTAGCGTAAAAGCCTATGGCTAACCCTCCTGGCGTATTAAACTTTTGGAAACTACGTGGATCTGCATTTTCCCGAACTTGATTAGAGCAAACCATTAGCAGATTATCCCTAGTTAAAATACGACAGGTCTTGCGTAACTCCTCCGAAAACTCCTTTGCCCGACGCATTCCCATTTTGTCCCCGTCCTCCTTATCCATTTCCATATCGGTAGAAAGGGCAGCAAGACTATCAGCAAATATTCCGTTGACGACTTTCGGGTTCTCCGGTTTCCACGCCCGTACTGCCTCAAACACTTCCGGTACGGTGTTAGGGTTAGAGTAAGCTATCTCCTTGGTGTCTAGATCAAACACCTTTGCAAATGTTGTATTTAGCCTTGCTTCGGGATCATGAAACATTACCTCTCCTCCTTTTCGCTGTACATCCCCTGCGATCTCACATAGCATAACAGTCTTTCCACTGGAACTTGGACCGAATATTTCAACAAGTACCCCTCCTGGGATTCCTCCACCTCTAACTCTGCCCCCAGAAATAGCCAAATCAACAAGGGTACTCCCTGTACTAATAATACATCCGAAGTTGCCATCGTATTCCTCCTTTTTGTCTGGTACTGTATTTACTCGTCTTTTCATCTGATCACTGAGGGGTTCTGGTTTTCTTGTGCGCTTCATGTCGCTCCAATTGATCCAATATTATTTGAATATACTCCTTATCAATCCCTTTGTCCATCAAGTCATATTCTGTCTCTTTCTTAAAGTTGGCAAAGGTAACTACGGTCAATCCCGATTTCCTAGCGATCCACTCGTCAATAATCTTTCGTACCAGTTCATGGATTAATACTTCTTCTGGGCTTTGCTTTTTACAATCTTCCATCCAAACTTCCATTTGCCCTCGAATGGTTTTGGATTTATCCGTTCCTTTAGCCAGAACATATAAAGACAAATATTTAAAAAGGTGGGGGGTAAAAAGCACCCCCACGAAATACTTGTCTGGAACTTCCTTTTTAAAGATAGTCATGTTATTTCTTTTTTTCCTTTTCATCACTGCAATCGTCCCATATTTCGCAGGTATCGCAGTCTTTGAATTTGTCAGTATCTATTCCAAACCTATGCCCATAAGGACATTTGTCTTTACTTTTAACGGACTTACCTGTAGCAGGAGCAGTTCCTTTCTTAACGGTTTTTGGTGGTTCTGGTTCTTCCTCCTCTTCCTCCTCTTCCTCTTCCTCAGGTTCTGGTTCTGGTTTGGGAGCGGGTTTGCGGGTACGGGTAACTGTTTTTGCAGGTTCCGGTTCTTCCTCCTCCTCTTCCTCTTCAGGTTCTTCCTCTTCCTCTTCTTCAGGCTCCGGTTCCGGCTTGGTATGTTTTCTTGTTCTTGGAGCGGGGGCTTCCTCCTCCTCCTCTTCCTCAGGCTCCTCCTCCAATGTACCTCCATCTTCCTCATCTTCCAAGTCGAAGAACTTGTTAAATATTTCCGTATAGGAAGTTTCTTTTAACAGTTCATCCAGAGCAGGAACCGATTCCAAAATACTTTCCTCATAGGCTTCCCGTTCCGTAAAGTTAATGCTCTTGGCTTCAGGGTAGGCATGTCCTCCCAGGGATTCCCATTTAAACCGGACGTTAGCCGTCTTACCATTATCGAGAGTAAAGAAGTCCTCATTGTCTTCGTTTTCCTTCAATTCGTCAATAAGAGTATCTTGGAATAGAGCATCAGCCATATCCCATACATGGACTACTTCCTCAAATTTATCCAACCCCAAAGGAATTATAGGGTACAAACTCCTTGATTTGGCTCTCAGTGCTGATCTTTCTTCCTTATCGGCTCCCTCTTTAATACGCTTGATGAGATGTTCACAGATCGGGCATTTCTTTCCAAACGTAGTAGGGCATACTACGGTTGCGTTAGCCGTTCCTACATTACGGTGAATCTTGAAAGGGAAACGGTACCATAAAGCCCCTGCAATGGCGATACCCTCTTTTTTATCCTGCTCAGGGTGTTTAGGACTAGTCACTACATAAGGTAGGAAGTCTATTTTACATGAGCGTGTGTTCTCCGCTAAACTAAAAACCTTTACATCCTTGGGTAAATTCAAATACCCGTAGGACGTTCTTCTTTGTTTGTCTGAACTGGAAATAACCTTTCCTTTAAAACTACTCTTTTGTTTCTTCATTTTGATTAATTTTACTATTATGGAATTTATCGTTTAAAAAATATTCTACTTCTTGCAACCAGGCTTTCATTTGTATCCGGCTAAAAAGGAATACAAAGAACATGATTAGTATAAGTCCTATTATGATGCCTACGATCGCTCCTAATATAGTCCATGTCATACTATATGCCTCCTTCTCATTTTACTAGCTATACCTGCATTAACTTCTTTGGTACGAGCCTCCCGATCTTCCCGTTCTTTGGATAAATCACGAGGCATCTTTGGTCCGGCAAAATACTGTTGACCGTTTAACCGGACGAGATTTTCCAGGGCATCCTTACGAGCATCTACGGCACGTACCGCTCCCTGTGCAATATCGGCTTCAAACTTCCTGTTAATAAAGTTTACATTAGCCTCTTTGTAACGTTCCTGCGTTATGATAGCGTTTTGGACTACGGCTTCTGTAACCTTTTCTATTCCAAAATCTTCGGGACTGGTTCGTATTTCCTTATCCAATTCGGCTCGTACAAAATCCAAAGCCTCTTTGGCTAGGTCTAGTTTCCTTCGGCATTCGGCAGCGTTCTGAGCATATCGAAACATTAGGCTCGATTGGTCCAACCACTCTACATCGAGAGCAGATTCTTCAATTCTTATGTCTTTTTCGTAGTCCATACCTTTTAGTTTTTAAAAGAAATAGTGTCGGGGGTGTGGTCATTCGGAATTATTGTAGTCTAAAATCGAGTGTAATCATATTCGGTTAATCGGTCAATCGCTATTAATGGTTATCATATTCGGAGTTACCTGACTGTTTTTATAGACTCCTGTCAGCTTTGTCTATTTCGCTGTTTAACATACAGTTGCGTTTACCATTCCGCCACAAAGGTAAAACCATCGCTGGAGACCTTTGATGGGATTTGAACCCACAGTTCACGTTTAAAGATCGCCATCTTGATTGCGTTACCCGATCCGGTTCGGGACTGTTTAAGGTACAGTGCAAACCTTCACCCCCACGCCCACTATTTCAAAGAACTTAAAGCAGGAGTTCAACATCTTGTGGTATTGTGCCACAGTCCATCAGGCTGATCTCAAAGGGATCACGATGTCTATATCCTGCTTGTATCATAATTAATTTGGTTTACTACCAAATAGTAGTTTATTGTCAGCTATTGATTTGTGACTATTAAACATTTTTTCTTCTTCTTTAGGGATTTCTACATTCACCGTAGTTGGTGTCTGTAACCTATTCGCTTCAAGTATAGGCAGATTGGTTTCGGTAGGGACATAAACAATAGTCTTGTCGATGTTTGCTCCTGCCACATCCGTAATCCATAACCAACGCAGATACTCCTCATTATCCCGCAGACTGCGTCCGATTATGTGGTTCGCTATCGCTACGCCTACCGCCCGTACACTGTCTGCTTGCTTAATATAATGGGCAGATTCATACTTTGCCATCGCTTCCTGTATAGCAATCTGTCGATTCTGTGTAGCCTCCGCCAAGTCGGCTTTACCACGTAGGTTCTGTTGATACACTTTGTAACGGGGGCATCCTATCATTCCTCCAAATATAAGGAAGACAAGTAACAGAGTACTGAGGGTGCTCCATTTAATGACCATAGCGGTCGCCTGTTTTTCTTCTGAATCCATACTCATAATTATTCAGGTTTTGCTTCAGTGTAATCCTTCATAACATCCACTCCTACCTCAATTTCGGTAGTCCAGTTAGCTTGCTGAATTGCAGCATCAACCAAACGGAGTTGTTTGGCATACCAGTCATACCCTGCGGCAACCTGTGCCAGAGTAATCTTTGGAACCGAGACAACAATGTCGTCAATGTTTTCGGTAACATTCTTGCGTTGAGCTTTTACTTCAAAAAGCCCTTGTACATTGATCTTCTTGAGTTGATCAATTTTTTCGTTAAGTTCTTTGCGTCTGAGTAACGCTTCTGCTAATTTTACTTTCATAATCGGATGTTTTTAAGTTAATAATTATTTTTCCCAAGGCAATAATTTTCGTTTAAGTTCCTTTAAACGTATCAGTTCCTCTTCCAACCATTGAACGTAGTCTTGATATACTCGATAATTGTCTATGATCGAAAGCTGACGAAGTCTATTATCCAAGTACGGATTTTTCCCCGTCTGTCTTTTATACAGTAGTCTTAATTCCTGTCTGGTCATATCAGTTCTTGGTTATAGAATAACATACAAATACGAGTTGAGGAAAACCGGAGTTGTAGAACGGTTCCATACACATTTCCATAATAAGTCCAGCAACATCGTTATCCCCACCCTTGAGTAGGATGGATTGACAATATCCTAAAATTGCTCTACGGATGCTCTCCGGTTCCTGATCCTTCAACCCGTTTAATATTCCGGCTATGGTTTTCCACGGTGCTCGTTTTATTAACGCCCGACAGAGGTCTATACTTTGCGACTCGATTAAGGCACTTTGCCGAGCGATCTCTAACCGCTGTTCGGTAGGTACGGCTAACACCTGTTCGAGGATTTGCAGTGCATTACGGGGAAGACCATGACTGTCCTTAATAATTTGGTCGTAAACCTCTTTATCTAACTCTGCTTTTTCCTCCCGTACCGTCCGGCGAAGCAGTCCAAACATTTCTGTATCCGTAAGAGGGGATACCTGGAACTGACTACACCGCCCCTTTATCGTAGGTAGTAACTTCTGTGGGTCGGTTGTACAGAGTACGAAGTAAACATACGTCGGAGTATCTTCCAAAATCTTTAATAGGGCATTCTGTGCATCGTTAGTCATCTTATGACACTCGTCGATTACCCATACCCGACTTTCCCCTTCCATAGCCATAAGAGAACTATTCTTACGAATTTCCCTGATTGTATCTATTCCCCGAAAGTCGGCTGAATCTATTTCGGTATAATCGTGTCCTTTGCATTCCAACTGATTAGCTATAATACGGGCTATGGTAGTTTTCCCGCAACCAGTTGGACCATGTAAAAGGAAGGAATGCGGACAGGTATGTCGGTCTGCCAACATCCTTCCTAAAGCAACGGTAATGTCCCCGTTACCTTTCAATTGAGATAGATCAGTAGGGCGATATTTAAGGTATAAACTCATAAACTTATCTATTACTTACTTATTATACAAATTTTAATTTAGAACGTACTTTGTTTTCGATACCCAGCTTGCGTCCACCGGACAAATTTCTATCTCTACGTCCAAGGGAACGATAATCCAGTCCCAAGCCTTCGGTAAATCTTCGCAAGTTACCTGGGTAATCAATCGGGCTACCCTATCCAATTCGTCGGGATGTACGTCTAGAATCATACTATCGTGTATTTGCCCTATGAGACGGGAGTCAAAATTACCTTTACGTAGTAATTCGTCCAAGCGTATAAAAGACCAAAGCAAACAATGAAATGCAGCCCCCTGTACCGGATAGTTAATACAGTCGTTCTTACCCATTATTCCATAACTCCGAAATCCAGTAAGCATATCTATGTACCCGTACTTTTGGTACGTTTTCCACCAACGCTCCTTCCACTCTGCATAATCGGGAAATCTACGCCCCCAAAAGTCTGCTTCGATTTTCCTTATATGGTTTTCAAACATAGTCAAAGACAAAATCCCTTTATTTGCAAAATGTTCTCCCAAGGGCTTTCCTCCTACTATGATACCACTTTCCTTACTCCATCTACCTGCCGGTAACTTCCCCCATCCACACGCCATGTTAGAAGCACAATTCTTAAAATAGTCTCCATAGAACTCTGGGAATACAAACCCGTTCTTTGCAGCTTGTCTTAAAACATAATGGACGTTCTTATCGTACTTATCAAGGAAGAATATCTGTTTAGCCATATCTCCGTGCATATCATAATTATCCCTCAAATATTTTAACATAGTTGGATCTTTATGATAGCAAGCAGCGATACGTACCTCCAAACCGGAGTAGTCGGCTTCCATAAACAAATGACCAGGACGGGGAAATAAAGCCTTGCGAACCGTCTTCATAGATTCCTCGTCCCGTTTAGGAATGTTTTGGAAATTAGGGCTATCGGACGAACTACGATATGTACGAACCAGATGTAGGTTAAAGAACGGGTGTATGTACCCGTCTACCTGCTCTCTAGCAAAAGCGTCCAAATACGTATCTTTTATTTTCTTTAACCTCCTGATATTTAATAAACTACTGAGTTCCGGTATATTTAATTGTTTCAACGTATCTTCGTCCGTTGACCCTTGACCAGAGGCAGTTTCCCTTTCCGCTTTCAACTTCTTTACGTCATACAAATAATGAGCAAGTTGGGTATTAGAATGGATATTGACCTTACCTTTCGTAGCATGTTGCCAATGACGGAAGAAATTAGTTTGTCTAAACTCCTCTTCCATCCGTTCTATTTGACGAGTCATATGCTCTTTCTTCCGCTCAATATAGTTCACGTCTACTCTTATACCCTGTTGCTCCGCTCTGGCTAGGGCAAGGATACCATCATGAAGTAATTGATAGGCATCGTAGGTACGGGGATTCATGTTCATATTAAAATAGTATTGATGCTTTCTTATCCCACGACGTGTACATATGACCATCCTGGTGGTAAATCAGCGACCGTATATCCTCTGTATTATTTGACTCCTGGATGCAGTAAGGCATCGTAGTAACTGCCACTCCTTCCATAGAGTAAACACTTGGACCGAAAGACAACTTCCTTACTAAATTCCATGGCTTCTCATACTGTTGTAACGGCTCCATGAATATAGCTAACTTCTCCTGATCCATTTGATGTTCTTTAATCCATTTTATAGTCTGTTCGCTTTCTACTGTGAGTAGTTCATGTGTAGGGATTGAGAGCATTCTGAAAGTTATCTGTTTTATCCCAAGCTGATTGCAGTCTGCCAGGAAGTCATAGCCCGTTGGGGGCTTCCATAGGTCAGAAAGGACTACCGTAATCCGGACATTCATTCCCAGATCATTACATAGCTTGTAATGCTTAAAGTTGAATAGGTCAGCAAACTTGTCTACAGATAAAGCTATGGTGTTTATCCTTATATTACGCAATTTGTTAATTAGGTTAGGAGTAAGCAGAAGTCCGTTGGTTTGTATCTCCAAAGGGAAGTCTTTAAATGCCATACAACAGAAAGTAACCATATCCATATTAAGTAGGGGTTCTCCTTTAGAGGAAATCAATACGCTACTAACAGATGCCATCCGTGCCATATTAACCGCCTTGTTCATATTCAGTTCGAACAAAACATCAGGTTGTGGGTAGAAGGTCATGTTTGAGATACAGTAAGGACAATTCTTATTGCAAGGAGCGTCCACACAGATTGTTAGGTTATTTGCCGTCATACCTTACTGTTGTTCAATTTTTCCTTCATGTAATAGGCATACCGAACATCATAGTCTTTGTGGTACTCTTTCTTTTCCTGGTACTTCGCTAAATACCGTAGGACGAGATAAGGGACTGCAAAAATCAGCCCTAACCCAATCACAATTTCGAGTAGTTTTGTAATCATAGTTTTAAGGTTTAAAATGGTAAAATATCTAGTCGTTGTTTCATCGCTAAACGATATTCGTACACTGCGTCTAGTCCGCAGTATTTTAATAGCTTCTGCCGTCCTCCTGCTGTTTTTATTAATTCCTCAATTCGGTTAAGGGCATTACCGGAGTTTTCCCCAACAGATTTTAAATAGGGTTCAATCTCACTAGAGTAATCCACTATACCGAATTGTACATAGACTTGAAATTTAAGTCCGCATATTCCAGGACGATTATCCAATACATGGGTAGCCAACATAGTATCCCACGCCCAGCCTTGTACAGGTTGACGTAACCGAACAGTACTCCAAGCCTCCTCAAACTTCATATTCTGGGCGATCTTGTATATCTTGGGATTTGCTAGTAAGTCTATGAAGGGTTGTCGGGCAAGTTTTGTAGGAGGTAACATAAAGACATAGGCGTGATTCTCTGAATCCGCTACGGAAACGCAAATCACCCTATGTCCCTTTGCGTGAGGTTTTAATCCGGTGGTCTCATAGTCTATTGCTACTTGCGGCATAGCCATAATACCACCTGTTCCAAGATTAGGATTGGTTAGTACGGATAAATCCTCAATGGTTTCTACAACTGGTTCTATATTTAAGGTAAACGGAACTTCAACTAACTTTAACGCCCTTTGCAAATCCTGAACCCATATAGTAGAAACGTCGGGCGTTTCCGAACGTTCTACAAAACTAGGGTGGAACGTAGGACAGATCCAAGCTTGAAAATCCTGATCGGGAATAGTCCACCCTCTCCATTTCATAATACCTCCTAGTTCTTTCTTCCAGCGATGCCCGATTAGGCTATACACTGCGGAGTTCCCTAACAAAACAATAACCTTTGGTTTGTACTGTTTGATATACTGTAAGGTAGTCCGACGACACGATTCAATTTGGTAATTGGTAGGGGCTATATTATTCCCTTCCCCGTCCGTAGGACGACAGTAACAAGCGTTAAGGTTAATACAATCCTCGAATAGGTCTATGCCTAACTTCTTATACGTTTCTTGTAGCAAACGCCCTGTCTTTCCCTGAAAAGGCTTTCCTACCCGATCTTCCACTTCACCAGGGGCTTCCCCTATGTTCATAATTTTCTTCTTGAAGTTACCGAATGGTTTCATACGGGGTGTCTTTACGTTTTTATACATCCCGCACGAAACACACGAATACGATTTTCCATCCGGTCGGGATAGTGATTCTGTTTCTTTCCTAGTGAAAAACTCCTCCATGTTATTCCTCTCCGCTACGTGCTCCTATGTAAATCCAATTCTTGCCTTCCCACTTCAGTCGATTGGAAGCTAGAGTAAAGGTTTGACCCTTGCTAAATATTCCCTGAACTACGAAAGGACTTACGGCAAAAGATAAAGGCTCTCCTTGATATTCAATAGGAATACTCTCTTCAAATTCCCCTCCCGTTTCCATACGGCTATGTACCGTCACCTTCCCCTCCTCTATCTTGAATTCGATCTTTGCTAGGGTATCAGAATCTCTTTGAGCAAAGATTGAGGCTCTATCTATTATCTCATCTATATCCTTTGGTAAGGTCACGGATGTTCCCTTTACCTTTAGTAAGTGATTGGAGGAGGGAAATGGATCTTGAAAAAGCCGGCAGGATATTATCGCTTTATTCTCTGCTTGGAAGTGTACCCAGCCATTTCCCAGAGTTACCTGAGTAGGCTTAAATCGGATAACGTCGGGTAAGGACGTATTAGGGATAACAAATGTTTCTATTTCTAACAGGGCATCAAAGCGGTAGATAGATAAGCGATAACCATCGGAGGCTTCTACAAACCCTTCTTTATTTACGTGGATACCCGTTAAGACGGGACGGTTCAACGCATGTTTGGCTGCACTAACCCGTACCCACCCCAAGGCTTCTACAAAATCTTTGGGAAGGTCTACCCAATCCATATCCTCAATATTTCCGATCTCCTCGCTCAAGGGAAGTTTTATCTCACTCTGAAGAGTAAATCCGGCTTTCATACGTTTTCCTATGGTCAACTGAACTTCGTTATTCTCTACCTTCAGTTGAATCTTATCCGGTTCCCCTTCCTTTTTAGGCTTAATCTTGGTAAGCAAAGCATACAGTTCTTCGGCTCGTATGGCTCCCTCTATATCCAACCCCTCTATGGGATAAGATACACTGATCTCGTCGTTGTAGGTAACTACCCGTCCCTTGATGAAGGCAAAGGAAGTAACCTGCTCGATAAATTCATCGTTGGATAGCCCAGGTTTAACTGCCTCCAACGCTTTTAACAAATCTACTCTGTTTATTCTCATTTGATTAATTATTTAGACCATGAATATATTGCTTCTTTTTCTACGGGATTCATCTTATCCTTGAACCGTTCCAACCCAGGGTTATCCAACGTCCCTCCGTCGTTTACTAGCTTACCCGTTTTCAGTACGTCCTCATCCGTATAAAACAACCATCGGGCAAATTCGTCCAAGAACGGTTCATTAGTATCTACCATACATACCCGATAGTTTATATACATCCAATTCATATCCCAGGCATTTATGGCGACTAGCTTACCTTCCTTATTATACAAATATTTTTTAAATATATCGGGGTCATCCTCGAAGTAAGCAAACCGGATTAACAACTCTCCGTCCAAGGCAGCACTTCCTTTTCGTTCCAACCAGTCCGCCATTAACAATCCCGCCTCTGAACCGGACGGTTCCTCATTCGTATAAATCCAACCAGGGTTACGTGTTGGCCACTTCCGACAATTCTTACGAAACACTTCCCAAAGACTACCGGACATATTCTTAAATGAAGCCGGAGTGAAAACATACTGCCAATCCAAAAACGTACGATGCCCGTTTATGGTAGCCTTATCTTCGGGGAATAAAGCCCAGATCTTATTTACGGGATAAATCCCCATTACAACGTCCTCTTTGGTAGGTAAAGGGGGAAACAGACACCAATGCCTATCCCTTAACCATATCCATCCCTGATCCTCTACGCATTTAACGTTGCTTAAACGAAGATAAGGTAAGCTCATAAAGAAATTAGGCTCTACTCCTAACTCCTCAGCCCTGGTCAAATAATGGACTAGTTCTCGTTTTCTCATTGGGGTTGCTAGTTACTTTTGTTTTCTTGGCATTCCAATCGGGTACTCTACCCTGTCTGAGGGCTGCCAGTAATTTTTTACTAGAGCCTCCTGCTTTACGACTTTTACCTCCCATTTTGCACCTCCTTTATTTTAATTATTTCATCATATAAACAACAAGCTACTATTCCTATCATATCCCGTTTGTTCCGATCCATGCTACGAATAGTTATGAAGTCCTCTTTCCCCCGTGAGGGAAAGCTAAATTTCAAAGTATCTTGAAAAGCGAATAGGCTAGTAAAATCATTTGTCTTAATACCTATTGGTCCAAACGAATTATTTAGTTCATTCTTAAAAAACCCTCCGTTCGCCTCCTGTATTTCGATTATACCCCCAGAGTAAATATTCCTTTGAACCATTTTAAAGGTACTCCCCTTTTCACCGGAGAACTCTATATGACTCAAATCCGTATCTAGTAAGCTCAACATGGTAGCGTTTAATATAACCTCCTCCCCGTTATCATCGGACTTCATGTAATTTAAAAACAAGTCTTTAACTTCTTGGGGAGAGTATTCGGCACGTCCACAGCTTTTCTTTCGTACGAACCCGTTCTGTTGTGTAGTAAATACAATCTTACCATCCTCTTCCACGAAGTCGTTGCTATCATAATCGTCGGCTCTAAATGCGATATGTTCTGCAAAAGGAGCCTCATGACTCCGTAGCCGGAAACGGAGTAATACGGTATGATCATAATTCAATACTAGTATTTCCCGATTAAGGGCATAGATAGTATTGCGTAACCCTCCACTCTGGTTGAGGGCTATTGCCTGAGAAAAGATTTGTTCTATTTGTCCCGTTATTTTCATATCATTGTTTTTAATAATTCTTCCCTATAATCCGTTCCACTTACGTAAGTCCATATATTTCCATCCTCATCCTGCCCGACGGGAGTCAGACCTACCGCCCAGCGATGGGAGTAGGCTACGTTGCCCTCTAGGTTCCATAGCCGTTTTACTTCTTGTTTCAAATCTTCGGTAAGAAACCCACCTTTCTTATCTACCCAAGCTACATAATCCTTCCATGTAGTATGCTTCCCTTCCCGTTCTTTTACATAACGGGCAGCCATTACCGTACACCCATAACTAAATCCTCCCTTAAACCAATCCCCCACCTCGCAACATACTGCTTGGTCGTTTGACGGAACATTTCCCAAATCGAATGTACTACAACTGAATCCTCTCTCCCGAAATAAGTCCATGAACTTCCCTAACAGAAGAGAACCTAATGGTTGACTGTCGCATCCTGCGAGAAACAGTCGGTCGTAGTCATAGCCCACGTTGATAAAACTTTGCCGGATTCCTTGATTTTGAGCCGTGTATGAATACGTATCAAACGTAATATTTCGGACACCTGTATCCCAAACGTCCTCCATGTACTTGTTTACGTATTCCGGCTCATCAGTTAATAGAAACAGGTACGGCTCTATGCGAGCCACTACCCGTACTCCGGCTGAGACAAGTTCCCTCATTGCCTGCAATCGTTCTGCATAGGTGGGGGCACCTGGTTCAAGGTTCTTGAGAACCTCATCATTACTACTAATTAGGGTTATATGTATAGCCGTTCCTGCTTTATTATCGGATAGGGCTTTGAGATAATCCTCCCGTGAGGGTAGGAACGCTTTGCTGTTAATCATAACAGGGTATTCAATTTGGGCTAGGTATTGTAACATTTCAAGGCTTACCTTCTCCCTTCCCTCCTTTTTCAGGAAGTCCTCGAACCGTATTCCCATACGGACGGGAATGTCTAGGGCAAAAGCCTTGTTGATACCCGTTAGGTTTTTCTTATCTTCAAACGGCAACACCCGATACTTTAACATCTTATCTATTTCCTGTTTGTAGTATGTAGGATTGCAGTGCCGGAACCCCATCGTTTTACTGTTATCGAAGAACGCTGTGTATAGAGAGGCACGGAATGCATTAGCGTAGCAGTAGATACAAGCAAACGGACAAATTAGACCGTCCCAAATATCCATGTTAAAAGGCATCGGGCAGGCAGAGGCTCTTACCGATACCTCTAGGAATGAGTTTATCTCTTCGGTATTCAGTAGCCGTTCCTGTTTACGCCACTCCTTATGGACTAGGTTATACTGACTGTAATTCCGTTTACGCCCTTTCTCCCGTACCTGATCTGTATGCCGGTGAGTAGTTTTAAGTTGAGTCATACGGGGTACTATTCCCGCTACAATTTTACGAAGTTCGTAGTAATTCATAAATTTTTATTTAGATACATCCAATCCATTCTTGCCTCCTCCAAAGCCTTTATCAAAACTTTCTTTGGAATATATCCTAAAACTTTTGTA